GTTATTCCAGTTACATCTAAAGTACTAGCGATTGAAGTAGCACCACCAACTACTAAACGATCTCTTAAGGTTGTTATTCCAGTTACATCTAAAGTACTAGCGATTGAAGTAGCACCACCAACTATTAAACGGTTTCCTAAAGTCGTTATTCCAGTTGCACGAAGAGTTCCAATTATATCTAAAGTTGCTGATGGATTATTGGTTTGTATACCAACTTTAGTCATCCTATAAATATTACCATCTTCAGTAAATCCCCATAAGTCTTGCGATTGTATATCAGCAATAAATGTTGGATTGTCTGGATTAGGAATTGGAATAATTGTATCAGTACCTATTCCAAGACTATTAAGTTGCTTAAAATTAATAGTGGTAAATGACTGTGCAATACCAGTTATTGGAATATAAGTACCTTCATCTTGAATAAAGATACCTTCAGTAAAACTTGGTTCAAAAGAAATCCAACGAATACCTTCTTCGTCCATACTCAAAAAGAAACCATTAGCACCAGGAGAATTCGCAGAATCGTAGATAAACTCATCAATTTTAATACTTCCAGATACATCAACTCTTTGCTCTGGTTGTGTACTTCCAATTCCTACCTTTTCACTAACTATTGTAGTACCAACTACATCCAATTCTTGTTTCGCAATAGTTGTTCCAATTCCTACCTTTTCACTAACTATTGTAGTACCAACTACATCCAATTCTTGTTTCGCAATAGTTGTTCCAATTCCCACCTTACCAGTTTCTGCGTCTACTCTTAAGGTAGTTCCACCTATACCAACATCAAGTCTTTTTCTTGCTGTTATTATACCTGCACTAATATCTTTATCAAAATAAACATTTTCATAAAAATTAGATGATCCAAAAACTTCTAAATTTCCTTCTATCTTTAGATTATTTAATTCTATTAAATTACTTTCTGTGTAAAGAGTCCCATAAATGTAAACATCTTTATAAAATTTTACATCTTCATTAAAAAAAGTTTCTAATCCAAAATACTGATTGTTACTCATAACACTGAATCGATAACTGTACTGACTACATTTTTAACAATTCCACCAACAGCATTATCAATAAAGTCAATACCAACAAAACTTCCTTCAAAAATTCTTTTGGTAAAATCAATACCAAGTAAAGATGGCATGTTTCCACTGGTTCCTTTTATATCTACCTTTTCTCCATCAATTAGAATACGCCCAGCACCACTTTTCATTATTACATTTCTTCCTGCCTTAAAATGAATATCTTCTTCTGCTTCAACCATAATATTGGTTGCATACAAACGAATCATTCCGTTTGCTGAAATAGAAACATTTCCATTGTTTCCAATAATGACTACATCTTCTCTTCCTTCCTCATTTTTAGATCCTCCAGAAATCTGAATAGTATGGTCATTATAAACAGAAAATAAACCACCACTACTCAAACTAATTGATGATTGATTATCTCCATTATCAGTTACACCATAAATTTTATAAACATCAGTACCACTCAAACCCATCTGAGGATTTGCAGTATCAATCCTGAAGTTTGGATTGAAACTGATTAACTGTCTTTTGTATATATTTTTGTTTCTTTCTGCCATTTTATGTTGGGCAATCTATGGATACTTGAACTTCTTGTGAGAATAGATTTACTGAAGTTGCATCTGGTGAAGCAGGTATATTTCCAGACTCCTTGAGAGCACCTACAACAGGGCGCAATATTGCACCAAATCCATTATCAGATTCTATACTAAGTTTTGGAAGACTATTAACAATATTATTTAGAGGTGTGACCTGATAGATACGACCATCAACAATCTGATAATCATATTCATTTCCAAGATCATCAGTGATAACAGTAGTAAGGTCATCATATCCACTTCCACCCTCTTCTACTAATACTTTCAATACAGAGAATTCTGCAATGTTTCCAATTGAATAATTTTCTCCTTCAGAAACCATATAAATGGACTCAACTTCTCCATTTGAATTGATAATAGATCTTGCTACTGCACCGTATCCCTGATCATTATCATCTACAATTTCTATAAATGGTGGGAAGGTATAACCAGAACCAGGATTTGTGAGTTGCACTCCAATGATACTTGCCGTCACATTTCCGTCTGGATTGGTAACAAGATTTCCAAAGATTGGAATTGCAGTTGCACCTGATCCTCTTCCACCAAAAATATTAATTACTGGAGGACTTGCAAATTGCAATGCACCAGTAAAACATTCAGTTATTCCTTCAACACCAGAATTAATAGTATTTGTAATATCACGAATATTAGTGTAAGCACCAACTAGTGAAGTTGCTAATGTTGATACAGATCCAGATGGTCCCCCACCAACTGTCCACTCATTTACAAGACCTTTATAATTATCTAAACTCTGATTACAAGCAAATGCTGCTCCAAATTCAGAAAGTATTCCAATTGATTCTCGTAATATATTACCAAGATTAAAGTCGGAGAAGAATTGAAGTAAGTTTGCAACAGCACCTAAAGGACCTTCAAACAATCCCTCTAATATTCCAATAATTGAATTCAAAAGAGTGCCTGCAAATTGATCTGCTGCACAACTCACAAAACGCTCTACATTTCCAACAGTTGAATCTAAAATATCATAAACCAAATCTTTCATAATTTCAATTGCTTCACCAGCAATACAACCAAATGCTTCTTCCAGTGCTTTGACTGGTAATACCATTGCTTCTTGTGCTGCAACTCCAGCAAGGTGTGCTACGACTGGATTTCCTGTTGCTGCCAATACTTGAGCATAAACTAATTTGTAAAGAAGATCTAGTCCTTTCTTTAAAAGATCAATAAGATAATCAATTAAAAAATTAAACATTCCACCAATTAAATCATTACAGAGAGTAACAATTTTGTCTGCTGCTTGACGAATGACTTGCCTTATTTTTTCAATATCGCCTTGAAGATTTCTTACTTTGCGAATAACATTTTTTACAATCGACTGAATCTTATCAATTCTAGTATTCTTGGTAGTATTTGCCAAAGGAATCTTATTTCCAATCGCAAAGTTTTCTGAAAATACTTGATATCCTACTTTTTGAGATATTGCATCTGCTTGCTCTTGTGTTGCACTTACTGGTGATGGATTTGAATCTTCCCTTTGTTCATTTGTTTGATTGGGAGTAACTTTTGCTTTTTCTACTTTACTTGAATATCCAGTAAAAGGAACAAATGGTGACTGATAAGTTGTTGAAGGGACAGAAAAAGATCTACCAAATGTTGCTAAAATAACTGGAATTTGAGCATTATCACCATCTAAAAAGAATCCCAAGACCGTATCGCCTGGTTGCAATTGCACTCCTGTAGAAACATTTGCAGCACCACTACCTGCCGTAGTTGGAATCAAACATTGTGCCCAAGGAAGATCTTCATTTGGAAGTTCTGCTTCACTATAAGGATGATAACCTAGAATTCTTACTTTGAATCTATTTCCCCAACCTTCCCCATCAACCTGCCCTCCCATAGCAGAAATTGGCGGAATCTGCCCAATCCACCAACGAAATCCATCTCTACCAATAAAATTACTTTTAAGAAGTGATTCGTCTATCATTTATTATGCCTTCTTATTAATTCCAAAAGTGTCTCTTACTAACTTCATTGATGTATATGAATTATTCACATCAAAATGATGACACAATTCCTTAATCATATATAGTCCACTAGTTTCAGTGTCATATTCTTTTGCATCAGATTGTGTAATCTTTGGAAATTGACACTCAATGACATCTCCCGCTCTTAGATTTGTATTTGACGGTACGATTACATTCAAAGATTGTGTGAATAGGATATTATATCTCATTAAAGATTGTGATTGATATAATGTCTGATCCGAATTAATCTCTGTTGAAACTGAAGGATCCATTGTTCCAACATCATATACTGCAGTGATGATTCTTGTTGGTACGTCTCCTAGTGTTAAATCGGATCCTTCAGATAAAGGTGGAAGTTTTATTTGACTACCTAAATTACTTGTCTTTCCAGAATAGTTTTCAAGTTTAAATGTACCTTCTTCTGGACTAGAGAATGAAAAGTCTAGTGGATTGAAAAACATTCTATGACTTGCATAAGTGCCAAGTTTTAGTTTTTCAATTAAGTTTTGATTCTTTTCAACATGGTAATTTAAGATTTTAAAATCATTATTTACTTTCATCTCTTTATCATCATATGAATCTTGAGATTGTGTATAGGTATATGTTGCCTTAGGTGTTTGTTCTAATAAACCATCAATTGATCTAAATTGAAATCCATCTTGAGTTTGATAAAACAAAAATCCCGCAGTTCCACTTCCAGATTTTTCAGGAACTCCTTTCGATGCTAACCAAACTAATATAGTAAAGGGTTTTCTTAAATTTCCAATAAATCCATATTTGTTGGAAGATTTATCAATCTTTCCTATTTTATTAGTCTTTAAATAATCTCTTAAAATACTTTCTACAGAATCATTGATAGAATTATCAACTTTAAATTTTTTACCAACTCTTACAGTTTCGTTTGTAATTGCCTCTCTTGAAACTAAATGCAATGTAAAACTTTCCCTGTTTGATTCTGCAATTACATCAGTAATACTGGACACATAAAAGTAATCTTCTACTCTTTTTGAAAAATCCAATCCAGGATTTGTTGAAGAGTTTCCTGCAATTTTTAAAGAAAGTCTTTCTCCACCTCTAAGAGGTAATCCATTATAAATTGATTGTTTATCCCCATCTGGATTACTTTGAGGGGCAATCACATTTCCATTATCAACTACTTTAATTTTTGCAGTAATTGTGGGAGAAAATACATCTTCATAATATTCAAAGAGAATTGCACCACCTATAAGACCAACAGATCTGGATCTATCATTTGATTCTAAAATTAATTCATCGTATAGGGACTTTTTAATTGACATTATAGGTATGCTAGGTCGATTAGAAGTTTGTTCTTAATAAAATTATTTAACATCTTAAATTCACTTACTGTTGGTGTAATAGAGGGTTGTTGAGATAAATATGATGCTTGAGTAACTTGTGGTCTAGTATCATCAATAAAAAGTATTTGAGATCCTCTTCTTTCAGGAGTCATTGTAGAAGGTTGTCCTGATTTTGGTGGCGCTGAAATTTGTGCAGGAGTTTCTGTTTTACTATCTTTACTTGGTTGAGTGTTAAATGGTGCAAATCTACTATACTTGTTAAGAGCATCAAATCTTCCAGTTATTACTCCACCATTCCACCCAGTTCCTGTTTCCCAATGTAAATGTGGTCCAGTAGTTCTTCCCGTCATTCCAACTTTACCTATTACCTCACCTTTTTTTACAGGTCCACTACGCTTATAACCAGACTGCATATGTCCATATAAATGATAAATTCCCATATTATCTTTCATCACCAAAAAATTTCCCCATCCTTTTTCATAATCAGAATCAACAATAACCCCATCAGAGATTGCTTTTAATGGAGTTCCTTCTTTTACTTGCAAATCAACACCACCATGACCTCTTCCTGCACCAAGACGGTCACCAATCATTGGATTTACAGGAGTTGATGGTGGAGATGATATTTGGGAAGTTTGAGTTTGTGGAGCAACTGTAGGTTTTTGTGGTTGTCCTGATGAAGGTTTAAATGATCTAATAAATGCATTATGCTTTTCATTTCTCTCTCTATAAACACTGGCGGCAGGTCTTTCCCACTTATCCATCCACCAATATGCTGCCTCCTCGGGAGAAGAAAATTGTGTTTTAAAATATGCAGGACCTCTATCTTCACCAATTGCATATTTTATTTGACCTTTCCAATTTGTTTTCCAATCTGGAACATTTCGTAAAAATGCTTGTTTTCTCCCAGCACTTGAGTATTGAAATAATCCAATTCCAGGACCATCAGGTTGTTTAGCATCAATTCTAAATCCACTTTCTCCTTTAATATTTGCCAAAATACCAAGAGCATGTATATGAGAAACACCCAACTGTCTCATATAAGCGTATGCTGCTTGTGGATTTAAAACTTTTCCACCAGCAGTAGTTTCTTGTCCACTATAAGAAGATATGGGAGACTCTGCAGTTTCTTGTTGAATACCGGGAAACATTGTATCTGGTCTCATTTCCCCAAGACCAGGTGCTTGCTCACCAGTTTCTAATGATTCTGTGAGTGGTGTTGTAAAAAGTTTAAAAGTGTCTGTAATATTAGTTCCTAGGTCTTGAACTGCAAGATTTAACTCTTCAAAAGATTTTGCAACAGTTCCTTCTCCAACAAACTCATCAAAGTCTAAACGAAGAATTGAGTTTAGAGAATATCCTAAAGTATCACCAAAATATTTGATTATATTTTGTATATTATAGACCATATTATACATGGATCTTCCAAAAGAGTTAATCCTGGATATGAATTCTTGACCCATGAAAATCCAAGTGGGTAAATTCTCTACAATCCATCCAGCAAATGTAAATCCTAAAAACCCCAATAATCTTGCTAAAGGTCCCTTTTCACTTCTAGATGCAAATGCAAGTCCTGCTTGTGGAGATGTTGATACTTTTGTGGATTCAATTTGATCTTCAAGTTCTTGTCTTTTAGATGCCTCTTCTCTTCTAGAACTTAAAATATCAGATCTTTCAAATAATTCTCTTTTAACTCTAGTATTTGTAGCAACAATTCTTGAAATATTTTCTACAGAATTATTTACTGCTGAAGTACTTTTTTTAGTCTCAGATAAAGTTTGAGAAATATTTTGAATATTAATAGTTGATTTACGAAGAACCTCTGCTACTGTTGCCATATTAAATCACCACATTATAATTTAATTGTGAATATAAGACATAAAAGTTGTCAGGATTTGCAGAATTAATTAAAGGAACATCAGACAAAGGACCATTTGTTAATGGAGGATTTGGTTGTTGCTGTTGAGCACTTGATGTTTTAATCATGGTTAAAGATGGTTTTGGTTCTGGTAATTCTCCAACCTGTTGAGGTTCTTTTGGTGGTGTTGACATTTGTGCAGGAGTTATTTCTGCACTTTCAGGTTTTGTTGTTTGATTCATATTAGCAGAATCTTTCAATTTCATCTCACTCCAATCATACCCTTTTGATGATGCCCAGGTTTTTGCTTGCTGTTGTTGATCTGGGGTCATTTTATTCCAGGCATCTTCAATTCTTCCTCTTGCCATAGGATTATTGCGATATTGCCATGCTTGTTCAAAGTTCTTTTCCATTTCAGGAGACGGAGCAGAAGTTGATGGTTTTTGTTCACCCATCATTGGCGTTTGAGGTTGTACTGTAGAAGGTGTTGATGATGTTGCAGGTGTTGCAGGTGTTGTAGAAGGTGCCGATGGTGTTGCAGAAGAAGGTACTGGTGTTGCTGATTTTGATGATGATGCACTTTGTTCTGATTTAGTTTCTTTTTGTTTTAAAGCTTCTTCTACAACAGTTGCTGCTTGCTTTTCATAATTTGGATTTTTACCAAAAATATTCATTCCAAATATTTCTGCAATTTGATCTGCAGCAAATCCAATTCCCATCAAACCTTTTACAAATTTTCCAGGGCCAAATAAACTTAATGCAATCATTGCAGTATCTACATATTCTCCATTTTTTGCATTCATAAAAGCATTAATTCCTGCAAAAAGAGATCCAAAAATTCCAGGACCTTTTCCACCAGATGGTTTTCCTCCCCCACCAGAACCTCTACCAGGAGTAGGAACATTTCTTCCACCAAGACCAGGAATTAATCCAGCAGCAAGTGCTAGAGGTTTTGCAATTAAAAGTTTAGTTAATCCTGAAGCAATTGCTCCAATTGTTCTTGTAATTAATGAAAATCCTGCCCTGATTGCAAATAATCCACCAACTGCTATTCCAACATTTTTAAGAATATTAAATCGAATTTCATTGAATAATTTTGTATTTCCTTCTTCAGATGCCTTTATTGCTTGAACAGTTTGATTTGTTAACCATCCACCAAATAGAATTCCAAGAGCTGCACCGATCCTACCAAAAATATCATTTACTTTTGGAACTAATCTTTGTACAGGTTCGGTAACTGCATTTTGAATTTTTTGTTCTATTTCATTCTCTTTTCCAATTCTAATTTGACGCTCCGATAATCTTCTTTCTTTTTCCCGATCTACTCTAACTTTATTCTGATCTTCTACTGCATCTTGCTGTAAAAGAAGTGCAATACCAGAAAGACCAGTTCCTAATTTTACAATATCGGTTCTTATTGCTTGAAGAGTTGAATTAAATCCTAAGAGAGCTTCATTTTGTCCTTTAGATAATTCTGCATTTTGTGCGTCAGTTTGCGCCCTTCTACTTTCAATATTTTGAAAAACTGATGTATCAATAGTAGACTTTCTTAAAAGAGCAGTTCGGACTTCTTGAGACAAAGGAGATCCCGTAACTGGATCGACACCAGATCTACCAACTTTTTCGGGATCTAACTCAGCCATTTGATTGGTTCTTTAAATTTTCTTCTTCAATATATTGTTTGAGAAGAGCAATATAAATTTCTCTCTCCCAAGGTAACATATTTTCTATCTCTGTCAAAGAGTATTTATGATGCTGAACTAGAGAAAAGTTTGTCTTATAATATGACTCAAGAGATTCGTGAGCCATTCCTAGGCGAAAAAACTTGAAAGTCCCTCCAATAAAACTTCACTTTCAACTTTTGTGTTTGGATTTTTAATTTTAACAATATGTGAAAGTTTTGGCATTGTAGAAAAGAAGTTTTCAACTTCTTTAAATTGCTTTGAAGTTAATTGTTCAATAAATTCTGATAATTCTTTCTGTGTACAATCAGATGCAGACCAGGACTCTTCTTCATTGTATACTTGCTCCATACAAGAAATAATAAGATTGAATGTATCATCAACACTCATATTGAATTCATTTCCAAAATTAGATTTAATAAACTCATTCATTGATGGATACTTCATTCTCAAAGTTAAATTATCATCAAGTTTAATGTCTCTTGAATGATTTTCATTCACACTAATTTGGATATCATCAAGATTAATACTTACAGGAACTTGAGTTTGTCCATCATCAGGGCAAGTGATTAAAACATCAACTGTTTCCCCAACAGACTTTCCACGAATATTTAAAAATAGATATTCAATATCAAAAGTTGCAAGTTGCTCAACCTTAATTCCTCTAGTTAAAATACAATTGCTGATTACAGTTTTAACAGCATTTGCAATTTGCTTTGGATCTTCACTCTCCATTGCAATAATCAGAATTTTTTCTTCTTTTACAAGAAATGGGCGATATTTAATTTCTTTTTTAAGAGATGGAATTTCTAAAGAATAAGAAGGAGTTGCAATCTTAGGTAATGACATTTTCAACTACAAATATGATAAAATTATTTATCTGTTATTTGTAGATCCATAAAGAGATTCTGCTAAAGTTTGTCCAGAAGGAAATAGTTCTACTCCATTTGAAGGTATGGAACCAGGAGATCTTGGAACTAATCTTGGTCTTGGTTGAGAAACTGGTTGAGGTTGGGGTTGAGAAGGAAGTTTATTATTATCATTATTTCTATTATAATCTACACTATAAGATTTACCAATTACATATCGATCAATCTTAAATGTTACTTGCATCTTTAATACATCAGATTGACCATAAGAAACTGGTATAGATGCAATATTATATGGATATAAACCAACAAAAGTATATTCTATTTCTCTTCGATAGTCACGATCAAATTTGATAATACTTGTTCGATTTGATTTGTAATATTCAGGATACTGCATTCTTATGAAATAACCTCGATCAACATTGCTGTTAATTGCTAGATTATTTCCATTGATTGGGTTTGACGATCCACTTGCAATAAACTCCATCCAATGCTCTAAGAATTTTAATGTATTATAATTATTATCAACATAAAATTCCAGACTTATATCTTGATAGATTCTTCTATGAGCAAAAGTTTCAGTAATACCAATATAATTTCCAGCAACATCTACAGTTGCAAGTTGTGTTGTTGGAAGCACTGCATTATGACACAATAGACCAGCATCTTCAGCAATAAATCTTGATGACACTCCTCTTGTTCCCAAATAATTTACTAATTCATTAGGAAGTCCACCAAACTTCACCTCATAGTGAGAAGTTTGTGCGAGGTTGGTGAATAATGGTTTAATATCTGATATTCTGCGTGGTAGCGCCACTCTAAATACCTATTATGAGTTTCTTGTTGTAAGTATTTAGATGTCATATAAAGGAAAATATAAACCATCTTATCCTGAAAAATACAATGGAGATCCCACAAACATTATCTATCGTTCTTTGTGGGAAAGAAAATTTTGTGTCTACTGTGATACAAATGAAAAAATAATTGAATGGCAATCTGAAGAAAAAGCAATTCCCTACCGTTCTCCATTGGACGGGAAAATTCACCGGTACTACCCTGATTTTCTCATAAAAGTAAAAGAGTCTGATGGTACTATTAAAAAGTATATGATTGAAATTAAACCATCAAAACAAACGGTTCCTCCAGTAAAACCACAAAGACAAACAAAGAAATATATTAGTGAAGTCTATGAGTATGCAAAGAACCAATCAAAGTGGGAAGCTGCAAGAGATTGGTGTGCTGATCGTGGATATGAGTTTAAGGTCATCACAGAACACGAACTAGGTATCAAGTAATGGCACTCACAGGATACGAAAAACCATTAGATCAATATACGCAAAAAGAATTAGTTGAAATTGCTAAGGAATATAATCCTTATTATCAGACAGCAAGTGGAAAGGGGAAACTTGCAGGATATGAAAGATTAACTAAGCAACAACTTATTAATATCATTAAAGTTGATATTGAGTATATTGAAGCAAATCCAAAACTTCCTAGAAGAGTTAAAGGGCCCACTTATAGCAAGAGTAAATCAAAAAGTCTTACTGAATTAAAAGAATCTCTACTGGGAGTAGAAACCCCCGATGATCTCATGAATGAAATATTATCCAGACTTAGTGGGAGTGAAACACCTCTTCCTCCTATTCCTGGAAGATATTATACTTATGTTTATTATGCCAAAACTCCAAGAATTCGTTATGATCGATACCCATTAATTATTGTTGATAGTTTATTGCCAAAAGGTTTTAGGGGTTATAATTTTCATCTTGGAAAATATAGACAATATAATACTCAAGATGGAGATCGATTAGTTAGCGGATTGTATGAATTAAGTAGAGATGAATTTTCAATTCTACTAAGAATTCCATACGGAAAAATAATTCAAAACTAACAATAAATAGTTAGAAAAAGTAAATGGCAGAAACATTAAGATATCCTCTTAGTAATATTGGGCCACAAGATGATTACTTTAAAATACAAGTTCTTAAGTATGAATATCCAGGGTTAAGTTTGCAAAGCCCTAATAGTTTTGCTCTTGGAACTACGGAAGATGCATTGAAAAGGGAAAGTATTAAAAGATCACTGGCAAACATTATTTTGCCGATGCCTGCAACAATTCAAGATAACAATGCAGCTGACTGGCAATCTGGAACTATGAACCCAATAGCAGCAAGTTTGGGATCTGCATCTGCTGAATCTATTTTAAGTTCAAATTTTTTAGGATCATTATTAACTTCTGGACAACAATTTTTTCAAAGAGTTGGTGAAGCAGTGTCCACTGGAGAAGGTCAACAAGCAGTTGCTGCAGGAGCAGCTGCGGCAGGATTGCAAGCAGCATTAGGTCAAGGAAATATTAATCAAATCATCTCAAGAGCAACTGGACAAGTATTTAATGAAAATGTGGAGATTCTTTTTAACGGAGTCACCATGCGTCCTGCATTCAATTTTACATTTGATATGGTTCCAAGAGATAATAATGAATCGAGAGTAATTAAAACCATAATTAGAACTTTAAAAAAGAACATGACTCCTCAGAAAGGAAAACCAGATGAAAATGGTGGTGGTCTTTTTGTTTCAGCACCAAATGTTTTTAAATTAGAGTATATGAGTGGAGGAAAACATCATCCTTTCTTACATCGATTTAAACCATGTGCTCTCACACAAATGAGTGTTAATTATAATGGATCTGGACAATATGCAACATATGCTGATGCAACTCCTGTTCATATGCAATTGATTTTACAATTCCAAGAGTTGTCTCCAATTTATGCAGAAGATTATGAAACAGAAGAAGGTAGATATGGAGTTGGATACTAATGACATACTTCCGCGAATTACCCAACCTAGAATACCAATCATTCTTATCAGATTCAAAATCCTCTGATCAATACTTGCTTGTTAAAAATCTGTTTCGCAGAGTTAAACTTCGTGACGACTTGCAGAATGTCTTCACTGTCTTTGATAAGTATCAGATTCCAGATGGGTCTAGACCAGAGTTAGTTGCTCAAGAACTTTATGGTAGCACTCAGTATGACTGGGTTGTAATTGTATCTGCAGGAATCACAAGACTGAGAGACCAATGGCCACTTTCAGATAGACAAGTCTATGATTATGCAGAGTCAATCTATGGCAATGACTTAAATGCAATTCATCATTATGAAACTAAAGAGGTTAGAGATTCAGAGGACAGACTAATTCTTCCTGCAGGTCAAATTGTTGATGCTGATTTTTCTTTTGTTTATCAGGACAATCAAAAAGATTATAGTAATAGTTTGAATAAAATATCATATACTAGAATTTGTGCAGAAGATTCTCCAGTTAATTCAAATATAATTAAAGTTAGTCCTTCTGGTCGTGGATATTTAAAAAATGGTGATGAGTTATTCGTAAATCAAACATATATTCCAATTGCATCAGTAACTGACGGAACAATAATTACAGGTGTTACAACTTCTTTTGTCGGCGTTGCAACTGTATTTGGTAATATTGGAGTTACTACATCAATAATTAGTGGAGTTACAACAACTAGAATTAATGTTGGTGACACATTAAACCCACTTACAGGAATCGTCGGATCTGGAACAACAGTTACTGACATTGGTGTGGAAACTGTTTATGTAAGTCCAGCAACTTTAAATACTACTCCTCTTTCTATTGTAAAACTTTCTTTTGGAAGATATGTTACTACCATTACTACTGAAAATACTAAAAATATCTCTTTGTCTTCTGCGATTCCAGTAAATATTTCTAGAGGAAATAACTTAACATTTAAATATAATAATACGGTTATTATTACAACAAATCCTGTTATTGGAATTAGTAATTATGAATATGAAGTGAGAAAGAATAATGATAAGAGAGGTATCTATGTCTTAAAACCAAGATACCTACAGCAAGTTATTAATGACACAAGAAAAGCAATGATTTATGATAGATCGTCACAATATGTAAACGATACTCTAATTAAGACTGAAAATACAAAATCTTCAATTCCATTTTAATTCTAGATTCTTATCAAATACCATCACATAACGGTGCTTACGGGATCGGTCTCTCCACTCTCCCTCAGCACCTTTTACTTTTCCACGAGAGTGCTTAGTTCCGTCTGCATAGTAGAAATCTTTCTTTGGATCTGTGAGACCTGCGTATGCAAAATTACAAGCGCGATAGATTGTGCCACTATGAAAATCACTATCAGCGTAAGAGATGATTGCTTTAACTTCAGTATCTTTTCGTAACTGTCTAATCGCTTTTGAAACAAACCAAGAAGTGATATTATACTCACTCTGTTGAGTTTGTGGATGAATACAGAGTCTTGAAAGTTCGAAGAGTCCTTGTTGTTCATTTCTTTCTAGTCCAAAGGCACCTTTTGCAATTTCTGGTACTGGCAATCCAGTAAAAATTACCACCCCAACTGGTCCTCCAATATTTAAGGGAGAAAACTCATTCTTCTTAAACAAACCATAATTATATCCCG